GTTAGATAGCTATGTGCATGCACTTAATCACATATTCGTACCCAAGGATGTATACCTGATGGCATCACATCCAGGATCTGATATAGAACCAGTAGAGTTTCTAGAGAATACAGACTGGGAATCAGACAATGAGTTTCTAATGGTTCTAATACAACCATTCGAAGAGTTAGAAAAAGCAAGTTCTAATTTAAATAAAATAGGATTCTATAAATCTTGGCCACAAGACTACTATGAATCCACAGTAAACAAACGTAAAACATATAGGAGATTACTATGCGAGGAATGAAGAAAACGGCTAAGAATAAAAAGAATATGAAAAAGCCAATGAAGAAAAAAAACAAAAAAAATAAATAGTCTAATAGGAGAACCCCATGGCTAAAAGATCAGAAGTTAAAAAAAGAACCCCAAAGGGTTTGACAGATAAGCAAAAGAAAATGCTAAGAGCTGTCATAGGTGGTGCTATACCTCCTGTGGGTGCTGTTATGCTTATGCAAAATCTTGTTAAAAAAGCAAAAGCAAAATCACCTAAAGATAAAATATTTATAGGTAGTCCAAAACAACAGCAACAGAAAAAAGGACCTACTATGGTCGTAGGAGTTAGTAGACCTCAATCTGGACCTAAAAAGAAAAAGAAGTTATCAGGTATTAGTGCTAAACAAAAAAAAGAAAATGAAAAACGTGCTAATATTAGAGAAGGTCAAAGAGGTAAAGTTGGACCTAAAAGAAATGTTATTAAAACAAAAAGCGGCATTCTTAGAGATAAATCTGGTAAGGCTGTAAAAAGATTGTCTAGAGAAGAAATATTAAAAAGAAGAAAAGCAAATAAATAATGTCATCATTTGCAGAACTAGCAGAACTACTTAACAAAAAATCTAAGGAGCAAGCCCATGCAACTAGATCTAAAGTTAGAGCTACCCGACAAAGAAAGCAAGCAAAGAAAGAAAATAGAGCTAATGTGTAAGCACTGTGAGCATAGTTGTCACTGCAGTAATGGAGGACAATGTTCTGTATGTGCATGTGCAAACTGTGAGCATAACGCATTAGATGATTTTTATAATAGGTTAGATAATGGCGAAAAAAAAATCAAAAAGTAAAAAAGGAAAAGCGGTACCTACTAACCCATCACTCTATGCAAGAGTGAAGGCAGAGGCAAAGCGTAAGTTTAAAGTATACCCATCTGCTTATGCTAATGGCTGGTTAGTCAGAACGTATAAAAAAAGAGGTGGCGGATATAGGAGTTCCTAATGGCCAAACCAAAAGGAGGACTAACAGCCTGGTTTGGTAAAGGACCTAAAGGAGATTGGGTTGATATCAGTGCTCCAAAGAAAAAAGGAAAGTTTCAAGCCTGTGGACGTAAGTCAGCAAAGGGTGGAAGTAAAAGAGGCTATCCTAAATGTGTGCCAAGATCTAAAGCAAAGTCTATGTCAGCAGGACAAATTAAAAGTGCTGTATCTAGAAAAAGATCTAAAGCACAAGGTGTAGGAGGTAAACCTACAAATGTTAAAACGATATTAAAAAAGAAATCAAATGGCAAAAGATCCAAAAAAAGGAACAGGTAAAAAACCAAAAGGATCTGGTCGTAGATTATATACGGATGAGAATCCAAAGGATACAGTAAGTATAAAGTTTGCAACACCAGCTGATGCAAGAGCTACAGTTGCAAAAGTAAAAAGAGTAAATAAACCATACGCCCGTAAAATACAAATCTTAACTGTTGGTGAGCAACGTGCAAAGGTAATGGGTAAAACACAAGTGGTAAATATTTTTAAAAAAGGTAAACTATCATTAAAGAGGAAACACAATGCCAAGAAATAAACCAAACGGTAGAAAAAGATTAACAGATAAACAAATGAAGATTGCTCGTGTTGCAGAGCCTAGAAATAGAATTACATCTGCTGATTTTACTAAACTAAGAAAAAATAAAAATAGATCAGTTGTATAATAGCTATGGCAACAAAGCGAAAGAAAACTCCTGCCTGGCAAAGAAAAGAAGGTAAAGATCCAAAAGGTGGATTAAATAAAAAAGGAGTTGCATCTTATCGTAGAGCTAATCCTGGTAGTAAATTAAAAACAGCTGTTACTACTAAACCAAGTAAATTAAAAAAAGGATCTAAGGCTGCAAAAAGACGTAAATCATTTTGTGCAAGAATGGAAGGGATGAAGAAAAAATTAACTTCTAAAAAAACAGCAAGAGATCCTAATTCAAGAATTAATAAATCATTAAGAAAATGGAATTGTTAAAGGAGAACATTATGGAAAAAGTAAACAAAATTATAGAGTGGGTAAAGAACTATGATAGTTGGGCAAAGAAAGATTACATCAAAGCTGGTGTAATTGTAGTAATTGTTCTAGCTGTTATTATTAGTATCTTTAGCTAAAATGCTATTAGACAAAAAAGATAGCAAAGAACTAACAGATAAACAAAAAACATTTCTATCTGTTTTATTTTCAGATGCAGATGGAGATCCTAGAAAAGCAGCAGAGCTTGCAGGATATGCTCCAACATCTTACCCAAGAGTTGTACAAGGATTAAAAGATGAGATTATTGAAAAGGCTGAATCTGTTTTGGCAGCACACTCTCCCAAAGCTGCACTCGGTATTAGTCGTGCTCTTACTGACGATGGGTCTATTCCTGGAGCTAATATTAGAATGGAAGCAGCAAAGCAAATCCTGGATAGAGTGGGTTTGGTTAAAAGAGAAAAGATAGATGTTAATGCAAAAGTTGCTCATGGCATATTTGTATTACCAGCTAAAGAAGCATGAGTCTAGGATTAAAGAAAAGAGTTTCACGAACCATTCCTTTTGGTTATAAAGTTAACGAAGAGGATGATAAATTATTAGAGCCAATCCAAGAGGAACTTGAAGCTATAGAACAAGCAAAACAATATATTAAAAGTTGTTCCTATCGAGAAGTTGCTGGTTGGATGCAAAGAAAAACAGGCAGGTATATATCTGCTCCAGGTTTAATGAAAGTGTTAAAACGAAATGAGTAGTGGCCCAAAAGATAAAAATGTACCTTTAAGAAGAGTTAAAAGAATGTACAATAATTTAAATAAAAAACCAAGGTATCTTTCTAGGGCATTAAATCCAAATACACCTACTACAAAGAATAATGAAACAGTAAGACTTTCTTCAGGTAGTGATGATAAAGGATCTTACATATTTCCAAATGTGGTCATGAAAGATGGTAAACTTCATAAATTTAATTCTATGAAAAAAGCTTTTAACTATTCAAAAGATAATAATCTTTTATTAAGATTTAAAAAAGATGAAGACGCAAAATATTTTGCTAGACATTTTTCTAAATTAATAGATAGTAAACGTAATGCTAGATGATGTATTACCACCTAAACCAAAAAAGAAAAAAGTAGCTAAAGCAAAAAAATCAGCCAAGGCTAGCATTAGTGATATAACTAAACAAGTAAAAAAAGCAAAAGATGATTATCACAATGCACAAAAAAAATTAAAGAATAAAAAAGAATCTTTAAAAAAAGCAGATGATATATTAGAAAATAAACAAAATATATTTATCGAAGAAGAGTTTGACGATGTACCACCAAATGTTAAAGAAGCTGTACAAGAACAAGAAATAATATTTGAACCTAATGAAGGTCCACAAACACAATTTTTAGCAGCATCAGAACGAGAAGTATTTTATGGTGGAGCAAGAGGTGGAGGTAAATCATATGCAATGCTTATCGATCCACTACGATATTGTGATAAACAAAAACATAGAGGTTTATTACTAAGACGATCAATGCCTGAGTTAAGAGATTTAATTAATCACTCACAACAATTATATCCTAAAGCATACCCTGGTGCTAAATGGAGAGAACAAGAAAAAGAATGGAGATTTCCGTCAGGGGCGAAAATAGAATTTGGATACGCTGAGAACACTACTGATGCACTTCGATATCAAGGTCAATCTTATACATGGATTGGAATCGATGAGCTACCACAATATCCCAATCCAGATATTTATAATTTTCTAAGGTCATCTCTTCGATCAGTAGATCCAGATATACCAGTGTTCATGAGAGCAACAGGCAATCCAGGCAACGTAGGATCAACATGGGTAAAAGAAATGTTTGTAGACCCAGCAGTTCCTAATACAAGATTTGATATTGAAATACAAACACCAGTTGGTAATAAAAAAATAACAAGAAGATTTATACCAGCTAAGTTACAAGATAATCCATATCTGATGCAAACAGAGGATTATTATGTTATGCTAGCCTCTTTGCCTGAAGTGCAAAGAAAACAATTTCTAGATGGAGATTGGGGTGCTTATGAAGATGCAGCCTTTCCTGAATTTAGTATGGATGCTCATGTTGTAGAACC